AAGAATTAGTATATATAAATATATATTAATTTAATGTAGATGAGCCATTCCTTTGAGGTTGAAGCGAAATCTCTAATCAAGGATTAGAGATTTCGAATCTTCATTTTATGGATTTTGAATCCCGATTTAAATTTTTAGATGTTAGTAAAAATAGATGATTGGGAAAAGAAATGATAGTCATTTTGACCATATTTATTATAATATAGAAATAACACCATCTTCATCAGAAGAGTCAATAATTGCAAGATATCAGGTTGATTTGACTCAAGCTATTTTACCAGATGCGAATGATTTCCATTTGGCCATACCTGTTTTTTCGATACCAACTAGTGATTTACCATTTATATATTTTAGAGTTGAGGAAGGTTTAGGACAAACAAATCCAAATTTAGGAATATATAATTTTGGATTGGAATATCTTGGTGTTTCTTACCAAACTCGTGTGTCTTTATTGGACACAATTTATCAAGACCTTCCTGTTCCACCAGCACCAAGCGCAAATGGTGGTGTACAATCGGATAGTAGATACTATTATTTATATGAAATGGATGATTTCATAAATATGTGGAATGTTGCTCTTCAAGGTTCCACAACAGATTTATTAACAGCAGTTCCAGCTTTAGCTCCATTAGAATCTCCTTTCTTTTTATTTAATAAAGGGTTAAACAGATTGAGTTTAATTTTTGATTATAAAATGGTTACGAGTGGTATAAATCTACTTTATAATATTCCAATTTTAAAGTTTATACAAGGTATAAGAGCTGAAAATATAGGGTTCAATCTTTATCCAGGTGTTCAATTCAGAATAATACCAACAGCTTTGCCATTTTTTGAAAATTCTTGGAAACCACCATATACAGCTGCTTATACTAATCCACCTGCTTTTATAGAAATGCTTGCTAATTTTGAAGAAGCAGGTTCATGGGGAGAAGTCAAGAAAATAATCGTTACATCCATATCTATCCCCGTTAGATCCGAAATCAAAGCTAATATATCAACATTAGAAAATATCAATCAACCTTTGATAACAGATTATACAATATCAGGATGGACAGGAACAAGAGACAATTTCGTTTTTTTTAATCAAGGTGTTTATAGATTTGCTGATTTATTAAGTTCTAATCCTGTTGATAAAATTGGTATACAAGTATTTTGGGAAGATACTTATGGATTTATTAGACCAATATATATTTTCTTCCCTGATACTTTTTCTATGAAGCTCGCGTTCATTCGGGAAGGATTAGTGTCATAATACGAGAGGGACGAGCTCTCGAAAAAAGATATTTTTAAAACGAAAAATCTAATAATAAAGTTTATACTTCAACCCCAAGGGAATGGCTCATCTACATTAAATTAATATATATTTATATATACTAATTCTTAGTAGATGAGCCATTCCCTGTTAGTTGAAGTACAAACTTTATTATTAGATTTTTCATTTTAAACTGGTCATTTTAAACTGGTTATTTTAAAATGGTTATTAGAGATTCAAAATCTCTAATCGTTTAAAGGGGCTGAGCCCCTTTAGAGATTAGAGATTTTTTCCTTTAAGATTTTTTAATATAATAAAAGAAATATAATGTTGAGTGGTTCTGATATAATCTCTTGGTTTGAAAAATTAAAACTTCCTGCACCAGATATCATTAGATACCCAGATTTAGAAAGAATAAACCCAGAAGAATTATTGAGCAATAATTGTAAATTCTTATTATATGAACAATTTGAAAGAGTTGGTCATTGGTGTGTTTTTTATTATAGCCCACCAGATGAATGTTTTATTTTTTTTGACCCTTACTCTGCAAAACCAGATGATGAATTGAAATATACCTATCATAAGGATATGACATTAACTAAAATATTAATTGATCATGAAGAAGATACATCAGAAATTGATTATAACGAATATAGATATCAAGCAGATAATACTTCAACTTGTGGAAGAATTGCATCTATAAGGTATTTAATGAGTTATTGTGGATATACAATTCAACAATTTAAAGAAATGTTTTATGATAATAAATCATTAGAAGAGAGAGATTTAAATTGTGATGTAATGTATGAAGTATTGGACGAAATAGCAAATCGTGAAACTCTTTAAATTTTTTAAAATCAAATAAAAAGTATAAAATGGAAGCATATGATCCAATGATTGATCAAGTCGAAAAACAACTGGAATTTGTTAAAGTCAAAGAGCCAACATTAGATATTAAAGGAAAAAGATATTATGCAGTTATTGCTGGATCTCAAAATGACACAATTAATGTCGTAACTGCTAACTCTTGGGACCAAAGTCAAGCTTCCTTTTCAGCTACATCCGTCACTCAACAAATTGTTATTGATAGAAAAGTTATGCTTGTTGCTCAAGTAAGATTTCAATTGACAGGTCCAGATCTTGGAAAATTGTTGGTACAAACTGGAAGAGATGCCTTAAAGAGTTTTCCTCTGGCTAGAAGTATGAATGTTTTGACAGCACAAGTTAATTCATCTTCAGTTAGTATAAATATGTCTGATATAATTAAAGGATTAGAACAATATATTGGTGTCAGTAATCTTCTTCAAGAATTTACAAATTGTCCTTGTTATCCTGATCAATCTCAACAATATTCAGACTTAGCTGGTTTTGTTAGAAATCCTCTAGCTGGATATGGAGATGGACTTTTTGGAGCACCAGAACAAAGAGGAGCTTTCCCGATGGTTGTCAATTCACTGACAAATACTGCTGCTGATATTACATTTTTTATATCAGAGCCTTTAATGGTTTCTCCACTTCATTTTGAAAGTAATCTTTCTCCTGGATTTATTGGAGTAGATACATTGAATGTTAATATTAATTGGAAAGCAAATTTGATTAATTCTATGTGGTCAAGAAATGAAAATGATGGTTTATTCACAACAGCAAATGTTTCTTTTGTTTCAGCTCCTTATCTATTATTGAGACAATTAACACCAAGTCCATTGGTTATTCAAGATTTACCAGCAAGGGCAATTTATCCATATTATCAGATGAGAAGTTTCCCACTTGCTCAACCTATATTACTTTCCGGAGCAACTTATCAAGGACAAACTAATAGTATTCAATTAAATGTTGTCCCAAGAAGAATTTTCCTTTATGTTGATAGAGATTTAAATGAAGAAAGATATGACAGACCAGATGCTAAATTGCCTATCTCAAGTGTTAGTCTAAGTTTTGCTAATAGATCAGGTATGTTAGCATCAGATACTCAACGAAGTTTATATAATCGTTCAAAGAAAAATGGAAATAATTTGTCTTGGTCTATGTGGTCAGGATCAACAACTCATAATATTGTCGGTACTGATGTAGAAATTAATGGAATTGGAGGTGTTTTATGTTTGAATATTCCTGAAGATGTTCCTCTGTTTAATAGTGATCTGTTGACCTCTGGTTCAGTTGTCCAAACAAATTTACAAATTACTGTGACTTATACTAATGTTTCAGCATCTTCAATTACTCCAAGAATTGTTATTCTTACCCAAACTGAAGGAGCTTTTGAGATAGCAAATGGACAATCACAAACTTTCCTCGGGTTAGTCACCGAAAATGATGTTTTGAATGCTCCATATGTTGCTGGAATTGATTATTCAGATGTTCAAACTTTGTATGGTGGAAATGTCTTTGAAAATATTAAGAACTTTATTAGTAAAATACCTGCAGGTATCAAAAAAGGACTTGAATTTGCTGAAAAAGATATCATTCCAATTATTAAAATGATTGCTCCTTTGCTAAAAACTGTTGGTTTAGGTATCGAGATGGAACCATCAGGTGGACTTGTAATTGGTGGAAGGAGAATAAGTCGAGATGAATTGAAAGAAAGATATATGGAAAATTTGAGAAGTATGAGGTAAATTCCTATTATTTTTAAGAAATAATTTTTAAAACCTTCAATTAAAATCTAAGAATAAAGATTCAAAATCTCTAATCGTTTAAAGGGGCTCGGCCCCTTTAGAGATTAGAGATTTTGCTTTAACCTTTAAGGAATGGCTCATCTGTATTAAATTAATATATATTTATATATACTAATTCTTAGTAGATGAGCCATTCCTTTGAGGTTG